ACTACATCAACTACAGTGCTTTAGCAATCTAATGACTAACAGTTTCCTTTCTGAAAATAGATTCAGACCGCAAGCATCTCCAGTAGATACCTATGTGACTCCTAGTACAGTTGCTCCTACTACTGGGTTTGATAAATTAGTTGATGCTCTTAAAACTGTTAATCCTTCTATTCAAAAATATTTAGATTTTAAAATTAAAGGTGCTATTGAAGATGAACAACAAGAAGGTGCAGAGATAGCTATAGAAGAATCTGTTAAAGGCTTTAAAAATATTACTAAGTCAGTTAGAACAAAAGATGGTGATGACGCTGCTAGACAATTAATAGGTGGAAGTATCTTTGCTCAAAAAGCTTATGAAAGAACTAAAGCTAATATTTTAGGAAATAATGTAAAAAGTAAATTAGAAAATAGTTATGCAACTACAAGGATAAATAATCAACCTTTATCAGCTTATAAATTTGAATCGCCTGAATTTCAAGGTTGGTTAGAACAACAACGTAATACCACAATTGATTTATTAGGTGATGTTAATGCTACTTACGTCAATAAATATTTTATTCCTAAATTAACTGAAGCAACCGCTAACATTACTGGTCATCATATTAAACAATACAAAGAATTTAAGTTTGAAGAATTAAAATCATTATCTGCTCCTCTTGTTAGTCAGGTTATTGCTTTAGATACAGATTCAGCTAAAGGACTTATACAAGGTTATGAGATAAGCATGAATGACTTAGGTATCAGTGGAAAAGATAGACAAAATATTAATAAAGCTATTGTTGATGCTCTTATGGCTGAAGCTGAAACAGTAGGAATTGATGGTGATAAAGAAAAAGCAGAAGATATTCTTGAATTAGCTGGTTTATTTCCTTATGGACCAGGTGGAAAACTTTCACTATTAGAACATCCAGATTTTAAAGAAAAGTCAAATCAACTTGAAAGACGATTAGCAGATATATCTTGGAAAAATGCTCAAAGAGAAGAAATAGAAAAGAAAAGAGCTAAAGAAGAAGATGTTGTAAATAGTCTAAAAACCTATGCTGAAGCTTTAAGTAACGATGACCCTAATGCTAATAAAATTCTTGATGATTTAATTCTTAGACAACCAGATAAAGCAGCAAAGATACAGA